TACTTGTCTACTTTGTATGTCTTTTGTTTTTTGTGATTGTAAAATATCTGTGCCTTTTTCAATAAATTTATTTTTTCTCATTGATTTAACTAGATTAGGAAGATTTCCAAACTTATCACCAAATTGTAAAAACTTACTTGCCCATAATAATGAACCTTGCTTTAATGGTTCATCCATATTTACAAATTTATATGGGTCTCTATAATATTGATAATTAACATGGTCTATATTTTTCTGTATTATTGAAAAATTATGCATATCTAAATCTTTTTTAACTCTTGATGATATAGCAGAATCAACACCTTCTAATCTAGCATTAATTAATATTGAGTCATCACCAAAATTTTCTACTGCATATCTTTTTATTAATGTATCTATTTCTTTATTTTTAAATTTTCTTTGTAATATTCTACCAACAGGTGATAATTTATTTGATGCATTAGCAATTACTTGTAACATTTTGTCATCAATACCAACCATATTCCAATCAGCATTTAGAATTTTTTTATTTTCTGTCAATATTGCATTGTTTAATCTATTTTGATAGTTTTGTGGCAATTCACCAGTTTTTCTTGGTATTCTATTTTGTTTTATATATATAGCTTTTATTTTTACAAACTCTGTTGCTTCTTGAATAGAACGAAATACTGGTAAAGGTTGTGATAGTTTATGACCTGGATACATTGGTTGTTTTTTTGCCCAATCCATTTTTAATTTAGAATCTATTGTTATTGTATTTGTTTTTGTATCAAAAACTGCATATCCATTTTCTTTTCTAACATCTACTTTGCCATATATTGTTTTTAATCTTGGTATGTTTTGACTTGTTGCATTATATATAAATGCAAAATCTTCGCCTTTATATGCCTGTTTTAAAGTTGGGTACTCACCCATAATATCATATTGGTCCTCTATATTTTTTGCTATCATATCATCAGGATTTGATACTTTTTCTCCCTTCCAAGACCTAACATATTTATTTATTTGATATCCTCCATATGTAAATGGTATAGACATCAAAGCATTACCAAATATGTAATACCCTGATTCTGCTAAATCAGCAGTCGGATCAGCATATTGCCTACCTATTTCTAATGGCACACTAGCTGCACCTATTTTTAAAAAATTTCTATAAATTTGAGTACTTAATGCTATTCCACTTCTTATTGGTAATGCTACTAAATTTACTGGGTCAGCTAAAGTTCCTGCTATATTTGCAGATAAAGGCACGTCTTGATTTTTCATTTTTGCATATAGTCTTTCATCTATATTAGCTTTGATTTCATCTGCCTCATATTTATATTTTACATGCTCAAATTCATCTTCGTATTCTTCATAACCCAACATATTTGGATTACCAAAATAATCTGTCCCATCCATACTCCAAAGTGTAGTTCTTTCTTCTTCTGTATATTTAAAATAATCTGGTATATCTGGAGTTATCATGTCAAAGAGACCTCTAAAACCAACAAGCTCATGCACTTCCATTGCGTTGTAAAAGCTATCCATCCATGATAATTCTATTGGATTTGAATCTAACTGCCTAAAAGTAGGACTGTTTGCTCTACCCAAAAAATCAGTATCAACATTTGGAAATAATTTTTCAGCCATAATTATTTTTACTCTTGTTCTGATTTAATAAATTTTTCTCTTTCTTTATATAAGTTAATCATCAATGGTTCTCCATTTTTATTTGTTAAAAATATTTGATTTCCATCTCTTTCATTTATATATGTAACTTGATATCGTTGAGGATATCCATCTTTAAAACTTCCTCTATCTGGTATTAATTTAATGTTTGTTCCAAACTCTAATTCAGATAATGGTCTTTGTAATTGATTAAATTTTGGATCTGCAAATTGTGGTGTTTTTTTAACCATGTCCATTATTTTTTCTTCAACATACCATAAAGGATTTTTTTCTTGAAATGGATTTAAATAATCAAACACATTACTACTCATACCTACTTGATATTTAGCTTCTGGTGCATACTCCATAAAGATACCTCTATCATCTAATTTACTATCATCTGTTGTATCTAAAGGTATATTTATTGCATAACCATATTTAGAAAAACTAAATGTATCACCATTCAATAAAAAGTTTACATTGTCTTTTACTAATGCTTCTAATCCATCTGATGTTAATGGAACACCTGCTTGAACTCTATTTAAAGCCCTTCTCATTGTTAGATTAATAACTCTTTGAGAGATTAAACTTTTTTGTCCATCACTTACACCACTTAAATTACTAAACTCGTCATTTTCTGATATTGCTGTTAAAGTTTTATCCATAATAAAACTTCGAAAAGATTTAACAGTAAAAGGTTCTTTATTGCTATTCTTATTTTTATTTGGATTTGTTACTCTTGATAAGATAGTTTCTAAAGGTACTTTATTTTCATCAAAAGTTTTATATCTATTAAACACTACTTCTGCATTTTCATTTGATTCAACAAAATGTGTTAATCTATCTACTTCTTCATCAGTAAATAATTTATTCATTATAGGAACATTATATTTAAAATTTGTTGTTGGTTCGCCAGATTTATTTTGACTTACATGTACTTGTGTATTTACAACCAGTTTATTTAAAATACCTGTGTCTTTCATTTCTTGCATACAACTAGGGTCATATAGAGCTAAACAAGTCTTTATCCTATTAACAATAAAATTGCCTGGATGTCCTTGTGTTTGTAAGTTTGTACTAATTACTGCTGATTTTGCAAAATTAATTATGTTACCAGTATCATCATATATAGGTGCATTATTTTCATACATTTCATAATCAATTGCTCTGTGTGGATTATTTACTATATCTTCACTTGAATTATAAGCTATTATAGCTTGTTCTACTCCATGTTTAGAATCAAGATAATCTCCATGTTCTGTACTCATATATTTTATACCACTAGATAAATTTAATTGGTAATTTGATTGCCCTTTTATTATTTTATTACTTTCTTTAAAATCACTTTGAATAAGAGTTCTAATGTGTGTAATTTGTTGTCTTAAACCTTTTCTAATATCAACTCCAGGTTCTTCTGAAATTATATCCGAAAATTTTATTTTCTTGATTGTACCAGTTTTAAAATCATATAAATCAACTTCTTTGTTAAAGTTACCTGTTAACAATAAATCTATTTTTTTATAATTTTCAATCAATCTTGCTTTGTCATCTAAACCAGCATTGAATGGGTCATCAAGCATAAATGGTGTTATTGTTGAATATATTTTATCGTAAGTAGCAAATTTTCCTAGAATCTGGTCCTCTACTGCAACTGCATCTGGAGTTCCTAAACCATCTGAACCAAAATATTCAAGTTCATCTTTTATTTCGTCTAGTATTTGTTTTCTTTTTATAGGATTGTTAAAATTTTCTGCATATTGTTGTTCAAGAGTATTCATTTTATTAGTAAATATTCGTGCATTTATTTGATTATCATATGCAACTTTTTTTGATACTAACTGATTTTCATGTTGTACTACTTCATTATCAAATATTTTACCAACTCGTTCTGCTGTGTTTTCAGGCATACCTTCAATAAATTGTTTTTTAAAAGCATCAGTAGTTGCTTTAAAAGAATCTTGATTAAATTTATGTATTCTTTTACTAAAATCTGTATGTATAGTTTGAACTGCTTTTCTTGCATCTTTTGCTGCTGCATCATAATACCTTTTACTACCATAGGTATAAAATGTTGCTGCTGCACTTTGTGTAAATATTTCATTTTGTTTTTCGTCTGGATAACCTGCTACAACTTCTATGGTTTTTGTTTCTCCTGTAAACTCATCAACAATTTCAATCTCTTTAGTCATTAATTTACTTTCTAATGCTAACTGTTGCCCAAATAATTCTTGATCTGCTTGAAATCTTTTTAATGATTTTTCAGCATATGAATCAAGCATATTAATTGTTCTTTGTGTATTAGCTTCTTGCTGACGTTGGAATGCTTTTAATCCTTCTCCTCGATTAACTGCAATTTTTTCTGGATATGATATTACTTGTTTTTCTCTTTTAGCCATAATTAAGTTGTCTCTGTATCTGTTGTTTTTAATTTTGGAGATTCAGTTGTATCAAATTCACGAGCTATAGTTGCTGCACCTGTATATCCTTTTAGTAATGATTGTGCATAATCACTATCTGCTTTATTTAATGATGCTTGTTTTTCTAATTCAATTGATTGTCGGTCGTAAGAATAATTTGCAAGTTTTGCAGTAAAACTTAAATTACTTGCTCTTAACTCTTTCTTTTTAATATTTTTATTTGATTTTAATAATGCTCGTATTTGTCCACTATCAGGAGTAATACCTCTGTTTGAAAAATATGCATCATTTGTTGCAAGATTATCAAAATAATTTTGCCTTCTTATATTTTCAGATTGTAAAGTTGATGTATATGTTGCTAGTACATTATCTTTTAATTCTTCTTCTTTTACTTTAGCTATTGCTTTAGCACTTGCCTCTGCCTGTTCAGATTGCTGTATACCTAAGAGAACAGCTCCACCTGCTGATATAACTGTTGGTGCTATTGCTGCTGCAACTCCTGCTGCTGATGTAGACATGCCTATTGCTGTAAATACTGCTGGATGACACATTAGTAGTATACCTCCGATGTAATGCCTAACACTCGCATTGGCAATGGTGCTGATTGCGATACTGTTAACGTTGGGTCTTTTTCATAACCAAGAGTATGTACTTCTCTTTTACCTGTCAAGGATTGCAATCCAGATGTAGAGTCATTTGGATTAGAACCTATTAAAACCTGGTTGGCATTTATTGTAACATTATAAGTTGTAGATAATTCTAATACAGCTTTACCTATTTTTCTTGGCATACCAGTTAATACACCATCTTGTAATCTTGCATCTTGTGGCAATGTTTCTACTGTTATTGTAAAGTCTAATCCTATATCTACTGCTGATGCTGGTGATGGAAAGACTGCTGTACCACCAGAAGCTACTGTTGCACTACCATAGTAAAAGAAATCGCCATCTTCTGTTGAACCACTTGTTGCATGTACTGTCTTGCCTACTTGAGTGATACCTGTAAAAACACGACTGGTCAAAAATACTACATCAGTATTATCACTAATTGATGCTGTTGTTGGGCTAACTGATATTACATACTCATTAGATGTTCCTGTTGCTACAACACTTGTTACTGTATGTGTTGTACCTGTACCAGCAAATTGAAATGTCTCACCTTGATTAGGACTATTAGTTGCACCATCTATAATAAATTGACTAGCACCAGATGATATTGCTCCTTTATTTTTAACTGTACCATGTGGCTGATAACTAGCTGATATTGTTTTTGTAAAAGACATATCAGTTGGTATATCAAACTGTGTCGTTGCAAACTGCTCAAGACTGTATACTGTAGAGCCATCTATGGTTCTTGAAGTTAATACATAGATACTTGATGATAAACAGCATATAGATAAATAGTTACCATCAGTATTCCATTGTGTCCAACCAAATATCTTCTGCTCTTTTTGACTACTATATACACACATTGTGCCATCAGTATTTACTAAAAAATATAATTGCTCAGTTCTATCTGGCAAGGTAGATGCTGTTGCTGTATCTATAGGATTATCAATCAAATGTGCAGACTCCAGGCTGGTATTGTTACTATCAAATAATTCAGTTGTTGAAGCAAAAACATAATCCCTTATGTTCTTGCCATTCTTCTGTATGTACAATGTACCTCCATCAAATGGTCTTGGCATACCTTTTTGCTGACAACCAAAAGATGTTTGCCTAACAATCATAGAATCAGTAGGTGTTATATTTTTACCTGTTTGTGGCCTTAAAAAAAACTCTGCACCACTTGTAAATACTTCTAATACACGCCCTGATACCAAATGTCTTATTTCATTTATTTGGTCAGATGCTATTTGCATTTGTAGACTTTCATTATCTTTTGCCTCACCAACATCAAAGTTAAAAAATGAAGCAACTTTACTTGCTGTCAAATAATCTGGAGCATCAGTATTGCCACCAAAATAAAGTCTTTGTTCATGAAACACACAACATCTTGGATAACCATGTACATCACTATAAAGTTGCTCATCCCATGACCTTGTTGGTGGATGACCAGTTATAGTTATATTTGCACCACCACCATCTACAGATTCTGTTGCAGTATCACTACTTCCTGCTGTAAAACTAAATCTGTTGTCATCAATATTGGTAATTGTAAATGTGCCATTTATATTTGCACTTGCTAATCCATTTCCATCTGTATCAAAAATATCTTGAGCACCACTTATGGTTATACTTGCTCCAGTAGAAAAACCATGTAAAGGCATTGTTACTTCCACAACGCCTGAACCTTGAGATGTTTTAAATGCGTTATCTATCAATTCAATTTCTACATCATCTTGTAATGTACCTGTTACAACAGTTGCTGACGTATAACCAGTAATCAATATTTCTGCTCCATGATACCTTACTCTTGTTCCAATATAAGATGGACTTGATGTCCAATAATCAGCAGAGGTTGTAAGTGTAACTCCAGTCGATCCTTTTGCTGTTTGATTTATATCTAATGTAATACTATCATCGGCAAACTTAAAATATGGTTGATATGTTTTTTCTCCATTTACACTTGTATCAAATGCAAATGTTGACAAAGTAAATGTAGTTGCACCAGTTCTTTTCAAAACTTTAGTTGCAAAATCTTTATGTGTAATAATCATGGTATCACCCTGTTGTGTAACAGTAAGCTCAAATAATTGTGCTGTAGCTATACCTGTAGATGTAATAGTCTGTAACAAAGTTCCATTACTACTATAAATTTTTAATGTAGTATTTTGAAAAAGTATTACATATTCTTGGTCATCTGAAAAAATAAATGATTCTAATCTGCCTGTTGCTGAACCAATATCTGCTCTATGTACTGTTCCAGGCCTTCTTTCTATTCCACCTTGATTTAAAGTCAATACATTCCTAGCTTTTTTTAATCCTTGTTCGTAAGCTATTACATCAACCCTACTAACAATTTTTGGGTCTAATTCTCCTCTTACAAAACTTGCTTGATGTATTCTTTGTACTGGCATCCATTAGCTCGTAGGTGGTGTTGCATTAATATTAGTCAATGCTGTGCGATTTCTTCTATTTCTAATTCTATCAACATTCATGCGTTTTGTTGTTTGTGCTTGACTATCAGTTGATTTAGCAATAGCTATTTGATTGATAGCTCTTTGTTGATATAACTGTGATAAATTATCATTTCGTGCAATAGCTCCAGCAAACAAACTAGCAAGTTCAAATACCATGCATTGT